AAATAGTTATATTATTAAATGGTAAATCAGCTTTAAATAATCTCCATACTATTTTTTGTTTATCAAAATCACTAAATGGATTAAGAATTGTAAATGAAAAATTTATCATTAGTAAAACACCATCCTTCCTATGTGCGTTTTCTTGCGTTTACCGAACCATTCTTTCTTTGGCGGTATTGAGTCATCATGGAAATATAAAGCATTTGCAACTGGGTTAGCATATTTATTATGAACAATCGTATCAATAACAAGTAGTTTAGTCTCCAGATACGCTTTTTCATTAACTGGATTGTGGGACTCATCTTGCACAGCAAACTGATTATTAGAATAAACGACAGAACATACATCACGACCCCAACGACCAGAACGCACTCTATTGCGAATAACATTTATCACACCTACCTTTTCTTCTAGTGAACGAGTATTGACCTCATGATACACCGCAGTAGCATAACATGCAACATCTAACTCTAAATTATGAATATCCATTATGGTTTATAAGTATTATACACAATAGGATGCACCACTTCTGGCGTTAAAATATCCACAATTTTTCTTCTAATAGAATCTTTATGTATATTCACTATAAAACAACATAGGTCTAATAAATCACTATTAGTAAATAACCATTTAATGGCGTCTATCCTACTATCTGCATTAATTTGATGGTCATATTTTGTATTTTTACTTAAATCAAAATTAGGTCTTTGCCTATATAAAGCATCTTCTACTGCTTTCATAAGAATACATGTCATTAACTTGCCTTCTGGGGTATGTGCCAACATACTGTTATCATCGTTATCAATTATATCTTCTAACATATTGCCTCCTGATTTTCCTTAGGGTTATATAATTACTTTTTTATTGACTTTGCCTGTAAAAACCACGAAAATTGTATACACAAGCAAACTGCTTGGACTTTTAAGGACATTATCATGTGGACAAAACCATCAGCAACTGAAATGCGTTTCGGCTTTGAAGTAACTATGTACGTTATGAACAAGTAGTGTGTATAGTGTGTATGGGGATGCTCCTAAAATGGAACATCCTCATTTTCTTTTGCAACTTCACGTTGAGCTTCTGAATTACTTTCTTTTAGTTGTGCACTTCCAGAAATAAACTTACCATTTTTACCTTCACGAATCCAACCAGAAATTCTAAACTCAATACCGTCAAGATTTAGGTTTCCAGTGTAATCTGGTCGTTTAGGATTGTCGCCCTTATTGTTTTTAAATAAAGTAAACGTATTTGTATTGTCGTATTCTGCCATGTTAGTTCCCCATTGTGTTAATTAAATTATCAATTGATTTATTATGTTTTTTAGTATAATAATTTTTATAAAAGTTTGCTACTGTGCTACCTGTAAAGTTATCAGGATTACGCTTAATTAATTGACCAATAACTTTATCTAATCTTTCCATGTACTCTTCTTGCTTTTCTAAAGACAGTTCATCAAATGTTTGTGCATGTAATCCACTAGATGCTTTTATTAATGCTTGCCTTTCTATGTCATTAAACATTACTTAATCTCCTTAAGTTTATTAATTACCTCATCCACTTCTTTTAAAAACTGCTGCACTTCCACTTCTAATTCTTTTTGATATACAGGGTCTGCTTCTATACGTTTTACAAATATCTGTAAATGTTTTGGAAACATTGGGTGGTAACTCACAAAGTCACACCACTTACGACCTGTCACCAAAAGTTGAAACTGTACTTGAGGAACGTACTTACTTGGAATATCTTGTGTCATCAATGTTTCAGTATGCGTACTTCCCATAGGGCACTTAATCTCAAGAATACCATCATCACCTACCATGCCATCAGGACTAGCACCAGCTTCCAAAGTTGGATGTTTAACAAATCCTACCTCTTCCACTTCCCCATGTTCTTGCACATACCTTTCCCTAGCAAATTGTTCTCTATCTATACCGTCTTGCATTGCTTGGTTAATATAAGACTCTTGCCTTTCTCCAGTTAATCTTTCGCTTACTAACTGAATCTTGTAGTTACGCCTAGACGCAGATTCACCACTCTTAATTTTTGCTAATACATCAGCTACACGACTGGCTGTGACCAAACCTAGTCTTGCTTGAAACCACTCTTCTGAACGCTGTTCCATTAGATAAAGTCCTCCGCTTTAGTATCTTTCATATTAATCACAGCACCCGCACTAGCATCAATAGCATCATGCTCTACAATCTCAAAAGCATTAGTCCATAAATATCTACGCAAGTAAGTTTGTACTGCACCTAAGTTTTGAACCTCATGGCAACCTTTTAAAGCAGCACTTGACATAGGGCATTTAAACTCAATAAATTGTGTAGCATCATTCATATCTGTAACAGTTAAGACTGCAATGTCTGTATAAAATGTGACTGTGCCACAAATACCCACCTCATTACAAATCTCTTGAATGGTAGGTAAGAAATCACCTAACTCAAAATATTTGTATCCAGCAAACTTATTATGACCAGACTTCTTAAGGTCTGCTACTTGTAACTTTAATCTTGCTTTCATTAATTTACTGTGTATGCTCATCTTTTTCTCCCCTGTTACATAATTTAATGTCTCTAATACTTCTTTCTGATGTTTCTCCATCATTACTTGGTCGTAATGTTGTCTTTGGCTCATTTGCTTTCTCCCATTTATCATTATCCTCTTTCAATTCTTTTACAAGGTCAGAAAGAATTAATGCTATATGTTTTAAATTATTCTCCATATAAAATATCCCCAAAATATTACTGTAAAACATCCTACCACATAATAAAACTTTTGTGTAAACTTTTTTTGCAATTTTTCATTAGTAGTAATTCTTATAAATCTATTTAAATTCATATTCACTCCTAAATTTGAAAACACACTATACTCCTACTTTAATAAATTGTCAATAGGTATTTTAATTAATAATATTTATCCAACTTCTCTATTGACAAGATTTGACAACTATGCTATAGTCGCTATTCATTTCAATCAAGGAGAGCAAGATGACCTTTCAAGAAGCGGTAGCACACTTTCATAACTCAAGACGTAAGATGGCATATGCCTTAGACATATCTATTCAGGCAGTTCAGAATTGGGCAAAGAATCCTGAAAAGCCAATTCCAAATAAACGAGCAGAACAAATTGAAGAAGTGTTAATTAAAAGAAGACAGGCAGAAACAATTCCGCAAGCAACAGAGTAAGGGGATTATATGAGAATTAAAAATTGGGAAAGGTTTCAGCATTACACTCCCATGAATCCACGTTTTCAAAAAAAGATGACTTGGTTTAAAGTTTATGGCGATGATTTATTGAACGACCCTGACTTTATGAACCTTTCAGACGAATGTCAAGCTATGCTAGCAAAGTGCTGGTGTCTTGCTAGCAGAAAAAATGGTGAATTACCAGATATAGATGGCATAGCTTTTGCCTTAAGAAAGGATAAAGCCTTTGTAATTAAGACTTTAGGTAAGTTATCATCATGGTTGCTAGCAGAAGGCTATCAGCTTGCTACCATAGAAAAAGAAAAAGAAAAAGAAAAAGAAATATCTATAGTTCATTTTGATACATTTTGGAATTTGTATCCAAGAAAAGTTGCTAAAGATTTATGTCTTCAAAAATGGAAGTCAAAGAAACTTGACAAAATAGGTGAACAAATTATTAATCATGTTAAAGTTATGAAAGAAACAAAACAATGGAAAGATAGTGATGGTCAATTCATTCCTATGCCATTAACTTATATAAACCAAGCAAGATGGGAAGATGGTAAAAAAGTTAAAAATGTTTGGGAAGGTGGCATTTAATGAATTTAGGTCAAGTAATTGATAAACTCACAGTTACTCAAGATACAGTTACAAAATTTTATAACGAAGGATATGGACATGCAGAGTTTAAGGTTAAAAGTACGGATATATTTGCTGATGATTTGGTCAAGTATTTTGGTGAGGAAATTCATAGTGGCAAATCACTTGGCTGGGTTAAGACGGAAGATAAGTTTAGGGTTAGGGCTTCGGAACTAACTATTCTTACTGGTGTATCAGGTCATGGTAAGTCTATGTGGTTATCACAAGTCATATTGTCTATGATGAAACAGAATACTAAATGTTTAATAGCTTCTTTAGAAATGCGACCTGTTTTAACATTAGCTCGTATGGTGACACAGACATTAGGTTCACCAGAGCCAACAGATGAATATATACATAAGTTTTGTGAACGTGCTAAAGACAAGTTATATATTTACGATCAAACAGGTGTAACTACTTCACAAGATATGATTGCTACGTTATACTATGGAAAACATATTTTAGGTGTAGATGTATTTGTTATAGATAGTTTGATGAAGCTGAATGATATATCTGAAGAAAGTTTAGATGCACAAAAAAGATTTGTTAATACTTTGGCAGTAGTATGTCGTGATTTAAACATACACATATTTTTAGTGGCTCATACTCGTAAAATGAAAGATGAAACTGATATACCTGATGCAACAGATTTGATGGGCTCAAGTCATCTGCGTAATTTATGTGACTCACTTATCCTATGCTGGCGTAACCGCAGTAAAGAAAAATTAATAGAGGTAGGAAACACATCTGAAGCAGAATTAAAGATTATTCCAGATGCAAAAGTTTTCGTTCAGAAGCAACGTAATGCTCAATGGGAAGGTGCGTTTAACTTTTGGTATGACCAAAAATCATTAAAATATTTAGAATCACCAAAATGACTGTAAATGAATTTATAAAAGAATGTAAAAAATTATTTGGTGATAATATTGCTTATAAAGCAACTTCTAAAGATGGTGTAGTATTTAAAAATAAATGGAGAGACAGTTATGATACGATGGAGCTTGAATCAACAGAACCTAAACAATTTATTCGAGAAAATAAAAACACTTGACTTTACTAAACGATGGAAGGTAAACATTAGTGAGGAGAAAACGGTCAGGTCTCTTGAATCCAATGAGAGATTATGGGCTTTGTATAATTCTATAGGTAATTATTTGGGAGAAGACGCTACTACAATACATGAGCTTATGGGGTATAAGTTTTTAAGAGAACAACGTGAAATATGTGGTAATCCTGTAGAGCTTATTAAGTCAACTACAAAGTTGGATAGTAAACAGATGGCGGAGTATCAAGAAAACATTGAACGTTGGGCTAGTCAGTTAGGTTGGAGTTTTGAGTAATTACAGAAACAAGAAACTACTTGAATTAGTTCGTGACTTTCCCTGTGCTATGTGTGGTAGAGAAGACGGAACAGTTTGTGCGTCTCACTCTAATCAACAGCGTGATGGTAAAGGCACAGGAATTAAGGCTCATGACTATCGCATCGCTAGTCTTTGTTATGCTTGCCATGATATGATAGACAATCACAAAGAGTTAAGTAGAACAGAAAAGGTAGAAGCATGGGAACAGGCTCATCGTAAAACTATAGGTTGGTTATTTGAGAAAGGAAAAATTAAAATTGGGTAAAGGTTCTACGAGAAGACCGTTGTTAATTTCTGAAACAGAAATAGAAAGCAATTGGAACAAAATATTTAAACGAAAAGAAAACAGTCCTGACGTATCACCACACGCTTATGAATATGAATTAAACAAGTCCACAGGTGAAGTAGAAAAACGTTTTAAAGAAGGATTTGAAAAACCTAACGGAGATCAATTTGGCGACTAGTCCAACGCAGTTAAGTATCAAGAAGTTAAAAAAAGAAGGTTATCTAGTTGCTATTACAGAGAAGTGGAATCACTTTTGTAATATACGCCAAGACATGTGGGGATTCTGCGATATACTTGCTATCAGAGAGAATGAAGTATTAGCGGTACAGACCACATCTGCTAGCAACATGTCAGCAAGGGCAAACAAGATAGCTGATAGTGAGAACGTTGGCATGGTAAGAAAGTCAGGTATAAAAATACATATTCACGGATGGATCAAGAATGGTAGAAAATGGGAATGTAAGGTAATGGACGTATCATAAGGGAAAATATGCAAGCCAAAAGTAGAAGTTATAATGTAAGAGGTCGGTTAATCAATTTAGAAAAAATGCGTAGTCTCATTGTAGAAACCATTGGAGATAGAACATTAACCATTGAAGAGTTATCTAAAGACATGGGCATGGAACGTAGAAAAGTGCAATATGTTTTGCTTAACATGAAAAATTTAGGTATGTTGAATTGCGTTAAAGATGGAAAGTTATTCAAATATTTCAAACCTTATGCTCACCCATTACAAATGATATTTCACCCTATGCCAGACTTTAGCGACAGGATTAAAGGCATTTATATTCATACAGAAGAGGAAGCTAATGCACATAGATAGGCTTAAACAGATTTTAGATGATTGGGCATTGTGGCATAAGACTCCAAGTCATCGTTTAGGATACCCTAGCAAGTCTTTAGGCATGATTTCAGGAGGTGAATCCACTAGCGATGCTTTTGAGGATATGGTAGGTCAAATGGATATGACTAATGTCAGGACAATAGATGCGATCATAGATAGTTTACCTATTAAACAAAAGGAAGCAATCTATACAAGGTATTTGAAAACTCGCAAATCTCTCAATTATGAGCATGAATTAATGATGGCTATGGACAATCTACTGACTATGGCTTCAAAGCGTATAGTCGCTTGACACGAGCATTTAATTGTGGTATAATCACGCTATTGGATAACTCTCGCCCATAATCTCCGTAGCATCTTTAAGCCCTTGTAAATAAAGGGCTTTTTTTATAGGTCAAATATGAAAAAATTAGCATCAGTTAAAAAGATTAAAAAAGTTATGAAAGAATGGAAATCTGGCACTCTTCACACAGGTTCAAAAATGGGTAAAATAGTTAAAAGCCAAAAACAAGCCGTAGCTATCGCCTTAAGTGAAGCTGGTAAATCTAAAAAGAAGTAGTTAGTCCCCAAAAAAGCTATCTAATAGCCAAAATAAGATTTTATATAAGAAATAAGTTAAGATTCCCATAACAGCGTATTCAACAATTCCACGTTTTCTGTGTGATAAATGCGGTCTATGATGATACATGTTGACTCCTTTGTTTTTGAATAAGTGATTCAGCTTCTTTTCTAGTATTTAAAAAATAATAGTTTTTAATTGTAGATTGATTATACATAATTATATCATTTAAAAAGCTGGATAGCCTTTTACTGTTAAAGTTAGCAATAGTTCTGTTTTTAAAGTCGATAACATACATTATTTGTTCTCCTGTATAGGTTCAAATTTAGGGCAAGTATAGTCTTCGTCATAATCAATAGCGTTTTTAATAGAATATTCAATAAGATTATAAAGCTCTTCCCCATATTCAGTATTGCGAGTGCCATCTTCATTGTCAGGGTCGTGCTCAATACATTTTTTAGCAATTCCAAAATGGTCTACAATGCTAAAGTAAACCTCTTGGGTAATAGTGCATACTTGGTTTAAATCTAAAATATCTGTAGTCATTATTTGTTCTCCTTGTATTCGATAAATAAGTCTTCAGCTAGTCTGTCAGCTTCTTTGTCAGTCATAGGGTCGCAATAATCAAGACTATAAGCTAACATGTCATTGACATAGAATCTAAATTGATTCGTGTCAGGGTCATAAGAATAAGTAAAATCATTCATCATTTGCCTTTCTGTCATATTTTGACTCTAGATAGTTAAGTTTATATTCATCTAGCAAAGAATTAGCTAGTTCACTTGCTTCACTTGCAAAGGTTGAGGCGTATTGATCAAGAAATCCTTGCCAATCCTCATTGGATATTTCATTTTGAGGGTCAATGTCTTCTTTATCAATATATTGATATAGTTTATTTGATAGTAAGTCGTCTATTGTTTGCATGATTAAGCCTCCATATTTGATATTTCGGTAGTAATCTCGGATAGTCTATAACGCATGTCTTCTAAATACGAATTTATGGTTAAGTATCCGCTAGGGGTAAAGCCTCTATTGACATCTTCTAAATTGAAGTCGATAGCGTGTAGCTTCTCTGTAATATAGTCTAGTTCTACTTGCATGGTAAAGTCTCCTTATAGTGCGTTAAAATGCGTTTTAGATGTATTCATGGTCAATCTTGATATTCCAATGAATAGCGTCTCCAAATTGGTTTGCCTTGTCAATGGCATCAATAATTGTATCTAGTTCGCTTGTATCTATTAAATCAAGCCTTAATTCAAAGCATGGTCTACCTTCTTTTTCTTTATTGGTATATCCTTGCATAATTGTATTAGCTAACATTTTTTGTCTCCATATTAGATTGTGAATTTTTAAGCCTTTGATTTGCTTCTATACATATAGACCTCATTAATGCCTGATATTCTAAAGGGTCTTCTACTCCCTCTATCTCTTCGGCATCTTGCATAGCATTTATAACATTTTGATATATTTGTTTAGCTCTATTCATTTTGCAGCTCCTTATAAAGATAACATTAATAGTAAGAACATATATAGGTTAATAAAACCTAGTATTAAGATAAAAGCGTGTTTAAGTAAGTTATTCATTGTTTAATCTCCTTAATGTAAAGATTGATATATAAAATCATAATTGTCAAGCATGAATAGATTATCTGATTCAAACTTACTGACAAGGTATTCTAAAATATAATCCGATAGAATGTCATCTTTATTTGATAAAGCCTCTGAAAAGCTATAATGAGATATAAAACCGCTTCTAGAAGTAGTTCTATCCTCCAAATAGGATATAAAGTCTTTATCACGCTTGAATGTCATCATTAATAGGGAATTGTCTCTATCTGATATATTGCAATTAATGGCATCTGTTGAATAGTTATAAAATTGAGGGCTATTTAGTAATAAGTCCTTAAAGTCTATATCAAGGTCATAGTTATCATGAATCCATGACTTAAATTCATCTGTAAAGACCTCTATATAGTCTTTAAAGATTGTTTTATAGTCTATGTTATCGGCTATTAAGTTATAGTCATAGAATCCGTTATCATCGGCATAATAAGACTCTATCGCATGGTCTATATTATCTGAATGAATAGAGTCATAAAAACCATTGAATCTGATATTGGTATTAATCATTGTAAAGTCTCCTTTTTGATGTAATTGTCAATTTGTTTGATAATGTTGTCATATTGCTTTAATGATATTGTTTGAGGTAAGCAAAGGGTCAAGCCTTTGTCAAGCTGTTGTTTAATCTCTTTTAGTTCTGTTATAGATAGTTTCATAATGTTATCTCCTGTTAATGTATAAGTAATAATACATAGCTTTATAATGTTGTCAAGTCTTATTTAAATTCTTTTATCATATTTATAAAAGGGTCTAGGATAATTACTTGAATTATATTCATGGTTAATTTGATTCTTTTTACAATAATCAAAGAGTTCTTTTAAATCTATAAATACAGGAGTTATAGCCTCCATATTATCTACATAGAGGAATGACCCTGTTTTATTTGTTAATCTATCTATAGACTGAATAGCTACTTTGTTCATGGTAATAACTCCTTTGTTATATTGTCAAGTTTGATTAAAGCGTAGTTATAAAAGGGAGATTATAAAAAACCTCCCTGTTATATGTATATACTAGTTAAGATTCTGTAAGATATAAACGCCTTCTTTAATCTTGCGTTCTGTCTCTTTAGTAGATTCATTTAAAAATGTAGAACGATGTTTGCTAGTAGTTCTAGAATAGTTCCAATAAATAGGGTCTAGATAAACTTTATCAGGTAAAGAGCCGTTATCTTCAATCTTAACTATAATTGATTTATAGGATTGAAAATAGGTAGCCTTGTCATCTTCTATAATGAATTGATTTGCAACGATGTTGCCTCTATTGTTTATGATGTTAGATACTTTCATAGTTAAGTCTCCTTAAGTTATTTGTCAAGATTGACAATGCCTATATTAAACTCATCTATCAACTTGTCAAGTATTATTATTGTAAAAGATTGTAAAGAATTGTAACAAATTGTAAATGACTATTAAGTCAAGTATATATATAAGGAATAAGTAATAACATGGAAGACATAAATATAAACCCTGTTGACAACGTGGTCAATAATATGGTAGAGGATAGCAAAGCCTTATTACCTGTTGACTCTTTACCTATTGACACGATAGAGACAGAGGAAGAGAAAACAGGGAGAGGAAGACCCCCACACCTTCCAAATGCGGACACCCGAAATAAAGTTTATACTCTAGCGGTGGTAGGCACTCGCCACGAAGATATAGCCACCGTATTAAACATATCACATGATACGCTTGTCAAGTATTATAAAGAAGAGCTTGACAAAGGTCGTATTGAAGCTAACGCTTCTGTAGCAGAGACGCTATTCAAACAAGCTAAAGAAGGCAACACTACTGCTATGATATTCTGGCTTAAGTCTCGTGCCAAATGGAAAGAAACATCTCAACATGAGATTAGTGGTAACCCAGACGGTAGTCCTGTAGAAGTTAAAATCATTACAGGAATAGAATAAGACCCCCCACCCCTTATTTTTTGTGATATGATTTCAGCAGTTATTTGAAACGGCAGTACCCAAATTTTTTATAGGATATTATTATGTCAATGAATGAATTAAATGGCAATTACCCCATGCCTAAAAAATCAACAAAGAAAAAAACTAAAAAAGCAGTTAAAAAAGTAGTTGCCAAACCTATGAAAAAAGGAGCTAAACGTGGCTACTAAACAAGGACTATACGCTAACATTAACGCAAAGAAAAAACGTATTGCTGCGGGTTCTGGTGAGAAAATGCGTAAGGTAGGCTCTAAAGGTGCTCCAACAGCTATGGCATTTAAACAATCAGCAAAGACAGCTAAAAAGAAATGACAGCAGCTTGGCAAAAGAAAGCAGGTAAGAACCCTAAAGGCGGACTCAATGCTAAAGGTCGTGCCTCTTACAAAGCTGAAACAGGTGGCACTTTAAAACCACCAGTAAAGTCAGGGGATAATCCTAGACGTGCATCTTTCCTAGCTCGTATGGGTAACAATGCAGGACCAGAACGCAAACCTAATGGTGAACCTACAAGACTATTACTATCACTAAAGGCTTGGGGTGCATCATCTAAAGCAGATGCAAAGGCAAAAGCTAAAACAATATCAGCAAGGAATAAAAAGAAATGAAATGTCCTATAGCCACACATGATATTAAAATTAATCTTAAACATCGTGATTGGGCATTTAAAAATGTGGGTTATGGTCCAGTAAATCCAGAAATAGAAGATAAAGTATTTTGGGCTAAACGTGCAGACGAATGGGCTACTACACCAGAGATTGCTAAACAATCACGTTGTGGTAACTGCTCTGCCTTTATCCAAACTCCAGAGATGATGAATTGTATTGTTCATGGTATTGCAGGTGATGAATCTGTTAATGAGTCTTATGCACCAGAAGTCATTGCTTCTGCTGAATTAGGCTATTGTGAACTATTCGATTTTAAGTGTGCTGCTGACAGAACTTGTTCTGCGTGGTTAGTAGGTGGTCCAATTAAAACGCCACTTACTTCAGCACAAAAGAAAATGCTTATGATGGCTAAATTTGAAAACGGTAACAAAGAAGATACATACGAAGAATAACAAGGAGGCGATGACCCTATATGGAGTCGCAAAAAACTTTAGATACTGGATACAGACCTCGTGTCCCACAAAAATTAATACATAACGCAGTTAAAGATCATAGGTTTGTAGTAGTTGTAGCACACAGACGTATGGGTAAAACTGTTTCTGCTATTAATCAACTGATACATAGTGCTCTTACATGTACAAAAAAAGAACCTAGATACGCATATGTAGCTCCAACTTACAATCAATCTAAACGTATTGCATGGGATTATCTTGTAAACTATACAAGACCTCTTGGTGCTAAAGCAAACATTGCTGAACTTCGTGTAGATTTTATGGGTAGACGTATTAGTCTTTATGGTGCAGATAACCCTGACTCACTTCGTGGTATCTATTTAGATGGTGCAGTCATAGACGAAGTAGGTAATATTAATCCATCTGTCTTTAGTGACATTATCCGACCTGCTTTGACAGACCGACTAGGTTTCTGCGTTGCTATGGGTACGCCTAAAGGCAACAATCATTTTAGAGGGTTGCGAGATAGAGCCGCTGAAGGACAAGGATGGAAATTACTAGAGTTTAAATCTAGTGACACAAAGATTTTAAATGAACAAGAATTATCTGCTGCTCGTAATGAAATGGGCGAAGATAAATTTATGCAGGAATTTGAATGTAATTTTAATTCTCCTGTAGAAGGTTCTTTTTATTCTAAAATTATAAATGAAATAGAAGAAAAAGCACACATGACAGAAATACCTCGTGATGATTTGTGTCGTAGTTACACAGCATGGGATTTAGGTATGTCAGATTCTACTGCTATATGGGTAGCTCAACTTACAGGCAAAGAAATTAGACTAATTGATTATATGGAAAATCATGGTCAAGGATTAGATTACTATGTTTCATGGCTTAAAGACAATGACTATGGACATTTTACACACATACTGCCACATGATGTAGAAGTTAGAGAATTAGGTACAGGCAAATCTCGTAAAGAAATATTAGAAGATGCAGGACTTAACATTGTGACTGCTCCTCGCCTTAATGTAATGGATGGCATACAAGCAGTCAGAAGAATAATTCCTAGATGTTGGTTTGACCCAAAATCAAAACAAGGATTAGATGCACTAAGAAATTATCGTAGGCACTATGATGAAAAAAGAGCAGTTTTCCATGATAGACCTTTACATGATTGGTCATCGCATGCTGCTGATGCTTTTAGATACCTTGCTACAGGATTAGATGATAGTCCTGCCGAAGAATGGAATAAACCAATTAACGTAAATAATAAATGGATAGTTTAATGGATCAAAATAAATTAAAGTCGATTATTGAATCTGAAATAGACAATGCTTTAGGCTATGTTGAAACAGATACATCCGCAGAAAGACAAAAAGCATTAGAATATTATCTTCGTGAGCCTTATGGCAACGAAATAGAAGGTAAATCCCAAATTGTTACAGGTGAAGTAGCAGAAGTAGTAGATGGAGCATTACCACAACTTATTCGTGTGTTTACATCTTCTGATAACGTAGTAGAGTTTCAACCTGTTAATGAAGGGGATGAACCATTTTCTAAACAAGCTACAGAATATTGTAATTGGGTATTTTATAAAGAAAATGATGGTTTTTTAATTCTACATAATTGGTTTAAAGACGCACTTTTACAAAAAACAGGCGTAATTAAAGCTTACTGGGATGACAAGAAAGACGTTACTAAAGAAAAGTATGAGAATTTATCTGATGATGAGTTACTTATGCTTATGCAAGACGAAGAACTTGAGGTCGTAAGCCAAGAAACGATAGAAAATAGCATAGAAGTTATAGACCCAATGACAGGAATGCCAGCAGTAGACCCTATGACTAATATGCCTATGATGCAAAGTAATAGAACGCACAATGTTAAAGTTAAACGTACTATTAACAAAGGTTCTGTTGTAATAGAAAACATACCACCAGAAGAATTCTTAATATCTAAACGTGCTAGAACTATACAAGACTCACCTTTTGTAGCTCATCGTAGACAAATGACTCGTTCTGAGTTAATAGCTACAGGTTTTGATAGAAAAATTGTAGAAAATCTTTCAGCAGGCGATACAGTTGAGTTTAGTCCTGAAAGAATTGCTAGATATACTCGTGGTGAAGAGCCAAATACTATGGATTCACAAGACGAATCTATGGAAATTATTGAAGTTTATGAATGTTATATTAAAACTGACTATAATAATGACGGTATTGCTGAATTAAGACGTGTTGTTTACGCTTCTAACGAAATATTAGAAGATATGGAGTGTGATTATGTTCCTTTTCACACTATATGCCCTATACCTATTCCACATAAATTTTACGGACAGTCTTTAGCAGACAGGGCTATAGATTTACAACTTATTAAGTCTACAGTCGTAAGACAAATGCTAGACAATATGTATCTTACTAACAACTATCGTGTGGGTGCAGTAGAAGGTCAAGTCAACCTTGATGATTTACTTACATCTACAGCAGGTGGTGTAGTTCGTATTAAGAACCCTAATGCAATTGTTCCTATTACTGTGCAATCTAATATATCACAATCTTTTCCAATGCTTGAATATTTAGATGGTATACAAGCTAGACGTACAGGCGTATCAGATTCACAAAATGGTATAGATCCTAATATATTACAAAACGTAACTGCTGCTGCTGTATCAGCAATGTCACAAGCAAGTGCAGGAAAGCTTGAACTTATAGCTCGTATCTTTGCAGAAACAGGTGTTAAGAGCCTTTTCAAAGGTATCTTACAGTTACTATGTAAGTATCAAGATAAACAACGTGTCATTCGTTTAAATGGCAAATTTATACCATTTAATCCTCGTGAATGGAACGATCAATACAATGTTTCTATTAACGTAGGTTTAGGTACAGGCACTCGTCAAGAGCAACTTGCTACTATGCAAATGATTTTAAGTAAACAAGAAGAAATTATTCAAGGTTATGGTTTGTCTAATCCACTTGTATCTATCAAACAATATAGAGACACATTAGCTAAATTTATTAATATGGCAGGCTTTAAAGATGCTACTGCATTTATGAATGAAATTACTCCAGAACAAAATGCACAGTTATCACAACCTACCCCTAAACAACCTGATTCTAATGTAGAAGCTACACAAATCTTGGCTCAAGTAGAACGTGAAAAAGCTGACCTCAGGTCTAGAACAGAAATGGCTAAACTAGAGTTAGAACGTGAACAAATGCAATTAGACAATGCTCGCAAACAATTAGAGTTACAGATGCAAGAAATGAAGATGCAAGCAGAAGCACAAAACAATGCAGAGAAAACTCGTGGCGACCAAACTAAAACAATTATAGATGCGTTATCTAAAATAAATGACATACAAAAAGGTGATATGAATGTCGGATAAAACACAAGCAATTGCTAATGTTTTAAGTGACCAACACTTTCAAGAAGTTATTAAAGAAATAACAGATAACCATTTACAAACTATTATCAACTCTAACCAAACAGAATATGAAGTTAGAGAACAAGCCTACCAACGTATCGCTTGTATAAACGAACTCATCAATACTCTTGAAGGCATTGCTAAAACTAGCGATATTAAGAGTAAAAGATGGAACATATTTTAGACAATTCTAAAATGGGCAACCACCCCTAGTGGAAACATAGGAAATAAAAATGAGTGAAACAACCATGACTCCAGAAGATGGAAGTGGCACGCTTACAGTAGGACAAGCAGCCAATGCGTTTGAAGGTTTAATGAACACACCAGCGAACTCGCAAGAGGAATCAGAAGGTGCTGCACAAGAACCAGTAGAAGCAGAAGCTCCTGAAGCAGAGCCACAAGAAGAAGTAGAAGAAGGTGAAGCTGAAGAACAAGAAGAAACTGAAACTGAAGAAGAGGAACAACCACGCTACAGGGTAAAAGCTGCTGGCGAAGAAAAGGAAGTTACCCTTGATGAATTAGTTAAAGGTTATCAACTTGGTGCTGACTACACTAAAAAGACGACTGAAGTTGCTGAACAACGCAAGGCTAATGAAGCTGAACGTGCAGCAATAGAAGAAGCCAAGTATGCGAGAGATACGTATGCTCAACGTCTGCAAGCTATAGAGGAATTTATAACTTCACAGACGCCACAGGAAGATTTATCTTACCTAAAGGAAAACGACCCTATCGGATATGCTGTCAAAGTGGCTGAACTTTCTGAAAAGAAAGAACAACTCCAAGCTATAAGAGCAGAGCAATACAGAATTGCACAATTGCAACAATCTGAACAAGCTCAAGCCATGCAACAAAGAGTTGCTCAAGAAGCACAAAAATTGACTACTATCCTCCCAGAGTTTTCAGACCCTGTCAAAGGCGAAACAGTCCGCAAGGAAATTCGTAACTATGGCAAAACGCTTGGTTTCACAGATGAGGAATTATCCAACGTCTATGACTCTAGGCACGTTGTTACTTTACACAAGGCTATGATGTATGACAAATTACAGAAGTCAAAGCCAGCAGTTATCAAAAAAGTCAATGAAGCACCTAAAATGCTGAAGGCTGGTTCTGCTAATACAAAAACAAGTAATAACGAAACAATCAAGAAACAATCACAACAGTTGCGTAACTCTGGCAAAGTCAGAGATGCTGCAGCTTTATTTGAACAATTATTAGAATAAGGAAAAATCATGGCAACGTATCAAACCTATACCTCTATTGGTAATAGAGAAGATTTGTCAGATGTTATTTATAACATTTCGCCAACAGAAACTCCATTTATGAGTTCTGTAGGCAAGACAAAAGCAACAGCAACGTATCACGAATGGCAAACTGATTCACTTGCAGCAGCAGCAGTTAATGCTGTCGTTGAAGGTGCAGCAGCTTCTGACATTACAGTAACTCCAACAACACGAGTAGGTAACAGAACTCAAATTTCTGAAAAGACAATTAAGATTTCTGGCACTATGGAAGCAATCAACAAAGCTGGTCGTAAATCTGAAAAGGCTTACCAATTAGCTAAAGTTTCTTCTGAACTTAAACGTGATATGGAAAAAGCACTTTTAAACAACACAGTTTCAACAGCAGGTAATGCTACTACAGCTCGTGCACTTGGTGGTCTACAAACATGGTTATCATCTAACTACGTTGGTGGCACTAACGGTACTGCTGGTTCATTAGGCACTACAGCTCGTGTATCTGGAACAGACGCAGCATTTACAGAAGCAATGATTAAATCAGCTGTAAAATCTGCATATACTAATGGTGGTACTCCAACCATTCTTATGACAACTCCAACACAAAAGGTAAATATTTCAGCATTTACTGGTGTTGCAGCTCAACGCTACATGGCTCCAAGCAACAAACCTACAACAATCATTGGTGCAGCTGACGTTTATTTGTCAGACTTTGGTACATTATCTGTTGTTCCTAACAGATTTATGACTGCTGATGCTGGTGATAGTGGTGAAGTAGCATTTGTTCTTGACCCAGAGTACGCAGCAGTTGCATATTTACGCCCATTCCAAACAAATGAATTGGCTAAATCTGGTGACGCAGATGTAACTCAACTTTTAGTAGAATACACATTAGAAGTTAAGAACCAAGCTGCTCACGCAATTATTGCTGACTTAGCAGAGTAGTAAAAATTTAATGGAATTTTATCCATTATTGAGTGCAGAGGTTGTAGGTTATGCCTACACCTCTGTCATTCTTTTTGTATTTACATTTTAATAAGTTTGTCTGTAAAAATTGTTTTCACTCAATTCACAGGCAAAAGGCAAATGAATGAAACCTACAACATTTAGAACAAACATTGCTCACAATACTGATAGTGGTTTAGTAATTGAAACTAGACAAGACATCACAGATATTATTGAAGATAATCATAACCAAAGAAAATATACAGATAAACACACTCGTTGGGGTGATGATTTATTTGACAACAAGATAGCAAGTATTCCTATGACTGTCTTTGACGAATTAAACAAAAAAGGTATTATGCGTGGATTCCATGTCATAGACCAAAAAGGCTTTAAACGATTTCTTAATGACCCAGATAACAAAGTGTTTAGAACACGAGAAGGCAACGTATAATGGCATTTACAACATACACAGAATTAAAAGCATCTGTAGCTGATTACTTGGCTCGTAGTGACTTAACAACACAAATCCCTGACTTTATTACATTAGCAGAAAAAAGACTAAAAAGAGATTTGCGTATTAGACAAATGTTAAAGGTAGTAACTACAGCTATGACAGCAGGTGATTCTACAGTAGCATTGCCTAGTGACTTTTTATCTATGCGAGGCATATATTTAAGCACTAATCCTGTCAGAACAATTGAGTATTTAAGTAACCCAAGTTTCTTTGCTAATGCTAGAACAACAGAATCAGGTGTGCCTACTAAATACACAGTATTAGCTTCAGAGTTTCAATTTGCACCTATTCCTGATAGTGCTTATACACTCTCTATGCTGTATTACGCAGCACCTACAGAATTAAGTTCATCAGTTTCATCTAATGTATTCTTGGCTACTTGCCCAGACCTTTTATTATATGGAGCATTAGGTGAAGCAGAACCTTATCTTATGAATGACGCAAGAATTCAAACTTGGGCTGCATTATACGATAGGGGTGTCAATTCATTAACATCATCAGACGATTCTAGTGAATATACTGGAAGTTTGTCAATTACAACAGCATAAGGAAAAATCATGGCAGAAATGAGTAACCACCTTGAGAATGCGTTAATCAACGCAACTCTACGCAACACATCATACACATCACCCGCTACAGTATATGTAGCATTATTTACAACAGACCCAACAGACGCAGGTTCAGGCACAGAAGTATCAGGTGGTTCTTACGCTAGAACATCCGTTACCTTTGCTGCACCTTCTAACGGAGCTTCTGCAAGTAATGCTGACTGCACATTCCCAACTTGCACATCTACATGGGGAACAGTTACTCATATAGGTCTTTATGACGCATCTACATCAGGAAACCTTTTATATCACACACCTTTAGATACATCTAAAACAATTGAAACTGGTGATATATTTAAGATAGCTTCAGGTAGCTTGACGGTCACTCTCTCATAGTGTATAATACTAACGGAAACTTTAATATGAGGAGTTCGTTATGTATCAAGGTAAAAGGCATCACAATTGCAAATTATCTTATGAAAATGAATTAAAGGTTATAGATAAATATAAAGAAGGTTTAAGTTTAGAAGCTGTAGGTAAATTGTTTAATGTTAATTTTGTAACCATTAGGAATATTCTTAAAGGTAATAAAATAGAACGTAGAAAACAAGGCAATAAACATAAACTATTTGACGAAGAATTTACTAAAACAGTTATTGATTTATATAATAGTGGGGTCAGTCAAGAAAAGATAGCAACACAATTTCATACATCACAAACAAAAATATCAAGACTATTACAGTTTAATGGTATTAATTGTGGCATAAAAAAAGGTGAAAACCATCATTCTTGGAAAGGTGGTAAGCATATTCAGAATGGATATGTATTTGTATCAATTACTAAAGACTCGCCTTATTCATTTATGGCAATAGGCAACGGGTATATATTAGAGCATAGGTTAGTAATGGCACAGCATTTACAAAGACCTTTATTCAAAACAGAAACAGTACATCATATTAATGGGAACAAAGAAGATAATAGTATTGAAAATTTACAATTAAGGCAGGGTAAACATGGAAAAAACCAAGTATTTATTTGTTGCGAATGTGGCTCAAAAAATATTAAACCATGCGAACTGTAATAGTATATGCCTACGCCATTAACGCTAGAACAACTAGACGTCTATGGTAGTTTAGAAAGTGTCCCATATAGTTTAGACCATAACTTTTATGCTGGTAAAGTATGTGGACCTTGGACATTAGACGAGTTAGATGCCTTTGGTAGTTTAGATAGTTTAGTCTTATCACTAGACGATACACTCTGGACTACTAATGCTTGTATCAATTTATCAGAAGGTGTCGTAACTGCTAGTGCGTCAGCTACTTCTGATGCTAACAGAATAAGAACAGGTATAGGAAGTGTTACAGCTACAGGCACAGTAAGTTCTAGTGGAAATAGAACTGCTGCTGGTGTAGGTTCTGTGACTGCTAACGCATTTTTAGAGTCAAATGCTAGTAAAATTACAGGTGGCATAGGTTCAATAACTGCTACTGCTACTGCAACATCTAACGCCAATAGGGTTAGAATAGGTCTAGGAAGCATCACAGGCAACGCTACAATAGTAGCTAATGGTAATGCTATCTTTATAAGTGTAGGCACTATAAATGGCACAGCAACTATAGTAAGTGATTGCAATAGAATTAGGTCAGGCGTTGGAGTTATTGCTTCTACAGGCACAGTTACTTCTAATAGTGTTAGGACAAGAACGACATCAGGTGATATTACAGCAACAGCAACAACAACTGCATTAGGTGGCTTTATTGCAACTGGTGTAGGTAGTATTAGTGCAACAGCATTAGCTTCATGTAGTGCAAATGCAATATTTGTAGGTGTAGGTAGTGTTTCAAGTCTAGCATCTCTAACCGCTATAGGTTATAGACTAGGTGAGGAATGGTCTACTTCTACCGCAGGCACAGAAACATGGTCTACAGTTTCAGCAGGTGTAGAAACTTGGACAAATGTAACAGCAGGAACAGAAACATGGAGTGATATAGCAGCAGGCTCTAACACTTGGACAGATACTTCTTCTAGTAGTAACACATGGCTTCAACAAGGATAAATTAAGGACTCAACATGGCAAAGACAAAAATTTCAGAATATTCAACTACCGCTGGTAGTAATACGGATATTGACTCAACTAATATAGATGAGGGATGTGCGCCTTCAGGGATAAACAATGCTATACGTTCCCTAATGGCACATCTAGCTGTAGACTATAACGCTACAAAAGCCTATACCACTACAGCAACTGCAGCAGGTACAACTACACTTACTGTAACTAGCACACAATTACAATTTTTTACAGGCTCTACCACACAAACAGTTGTATTACCTGTAGTAAGCACTTTAGTCACAGGACAACGCTACGAGATACATAATAACTCGTCAGGTGCTATCACAGTCAATTCATCAGGTGGAAACCTAGTGGCTACTGTCCCAGCAGGCGTTACCACAGTTTGCACTTGTATCTTAATTACAGGCACAACTGCTGCTTCTTGGGATGCTGATATACAAGGCTTTACGACTACACTTCCTATAACTCAAGGTGGCACAGCAGCTTCAACTGCGGCAGGTGCTAGAACATCACTAGGACTTGTTATTGGAACAGATGTGCAAGCGTATAGTGCTAACACAGCATTTCTTAATACAGCACAAACATTTACCGCATCACAACGAGGCACAATTACTGCTTTAACAGATGGTGCTACTATTACACCAGACTTTTCTGTCACTAATAATTATTCAGTTACACTAGGTGGCAATAGAACTTTAGCTAACCCTACTAACATTACAGCAGGACAAAGTGGTTCTATCTTTGTATCACAAGATGCCACAGGTTCACGCACATTAGCTTATGGTTCATATTGGGACTTTGCTGGTGGCACAGCACCTACCTTATCAACTGCTGCTTCTGCTGTAGACCGCATAGATTATGTAGTCAGAACATCTACTTCTATCCATGCAGTATTTACCGCTAATTATAGTTAAGGATTACGAATGTCAATTATTGGCTCAAATGTATTAGCAGGTGCTAGTGGACAAGCTGGATATAACCTAAACAATTCTTTAAGATATAGAAGTAGTGCAAGTGCTTATCTATCAAGAACTCCTACAGTTGCAGGTTCAAGAACTACATGGACATGGAGTGGCTGGGTAAAAAGAGGAGCTATTAGTGCAACATCTTCTATTTTTTCAGCAGGTAGTGGAGCAAATATAACTGAATTATTTTTTACAGCAGCAAATATTTTAAGGTTTTATGATTATATTTCTAGTTCATACGCTACTAATCTTGAAACAACTCAAGTATTTCGTGACCCTTCAGCTTGGTATCATATTACTGTTGTTTACGATACAACTCAAGCAACTGCGGCTAATAGAGTTAGATTATATGTAAATGGTAATCAAGTAACTTCGTTTAGTTCAACAACATATCCTGCACAAAATTATGCTAGTGGCATAATGAATTCAACAACTGCTTCAGCTATTGGAGGAAATGCAGGAACAGGATACTTTGATGGTTACATGACTGAAATAAACTTTGTTGACGGACAAGCCCTAACACCATCATCATTCGGTGAAACATCTACAACTACAGGCACATGGATACCTAAAGCCTACTCTGGTTCTTATGGCACTAATGGGTTTAAATTAAACTTCTCTGATACATCTGCTGCAACTGCTGCCGCTATAGGTAAAGATAGTTCAGGTAACGGAAACAATTGGACACCTAATAACATATCTGTAACTGCTGGCACAACCTATGATGCTATGACAGATGTGCCTACTAATACAAGTGCGACTGTGGCGAATTATGCGGTGATGAACCCATTAATGAAATTTGGTTCTAATTTAAGTTGGAACAATGGTAATCTTCAATTAGTAAAATCATCTTCAAGCACACAAGACCACACTTATGGAACTATTGGTGCATCTAGTGGCAAATATTATTGGGAAACAACAATAACAGCTTTTGCTGGTAGTAGTCCTTATATTTATTATGGTATTGCAAGAGGATTAGATACTACAACAATTTATGATAATACTGCTATTTGGTATGCTTCAGACGGAACAAAATCAAACAGAGCATCAGCAAGTTACAATCAAGCATATGGCTCATCATATACAACAAACGATGTTCTTGCAGTTGCTCTTGATTTAGATGCTGGAACTATTACATTTTATAAAAACAATGTAAGCCAAGGTGTTGCTTATAGTAATTTAGGTTCATATCCAGGTTTATACATGGCTTATATAAATTTTGATGGAACTTCAGTTACTGCAACAACTGAATGGAATTTTGGTCAACGACCATTCACCTACACACCACCTACAGGCTATGTAGCACTCAATACCTTCAATTTGCCAACACCTACTATACTGCAAGGTAATAAGTATATGGATGCAACGCTATGGACAGGTGCAGGTGCTTCAACTATGACCATAACTAATACGGCTGGATTTAAACCTGATATGGTATGGGTAAAAAGTAGAAGTAATGCTTATAGTAATCTTGTATGGAATTCAATAGTAGGTGTTGGTAATACTACAATGCTTGTTACAGATACTACAGCTGCGGAAGGTTCTTATTATGGAAATGCTAATTTAACATCATTTAACTCTAATGGTTTTTCTACAGGAGCTACTTCAGGCACGAATGTATTAAATGCAAATGGAGTTACTAATGTAGCATGGCAATGGCAAGCAGGTCAAGGCTCAACATCATCTAATACTTCAGGCACTATTACATCTACTGTATCTGTAAACACAACTGCTGGGTTTAGTGTGGTGACTTATACAGGAACAGGTGTAGCTGGAAATAAAACAATTGGTCATGGACTTGGTGTTGCACCATCTATGATTATTTTAAAAGATAGGGATACTGCATCTTCAGGCGGACCTGGTGCATTAGGTGCTAATGATTGGTTTGTTTGGCATAGTAGTTTTGCAAATGTTAATTCTATTTTGGGATTAAACTCTACAGTTGCAACACAAACTACTTCTGGGTTTTGGGGTGCATCTGTTCCATCATCAACAGTATTTGGTATTAATGGCACTTTAGCTTCATTAAATGAAAGTGGAGATAGATATTTAGCTTATTGCTGGGCAGCTATATCAGGCTTTAGTGCATTTGGTTCTTACACAGGTAATGGTTCTGCTGATGGGCCGTTTGTATTTACAAACTTCCAACCTAAATATGTAATGATTAAAATTTCATCAGGTATTGAATCATGGTATGTATATGATTCAGTTAGAAATACATATAATTTAACTAATACAGTTTTAAGTCCAAATGATTCAGCAGCTGAATATACTGCTAGTGCATCTGTATTAGATTTATTATCTAATGGATTTAAAATTAGAGGTGCTGCAGGTGGATTAAATGTATCTAGTGCAACATATATATATGCTTGTTTTGCAAGTAATCCCTTTAAGAATTCTAACGCACGCTGATGGGTAAACTTATAGACATGATAGGTAAGAAGTTTAATAGACTTACCATTGTTTCTAGAGCTGCTAATGAAGATACCAGAGCAGCGTGGAATTGTGTTTGTGACTGTGGAAACACTATAACTCTTAATGGTAAGCAAATAAGAAGTGGTCATACCAAGTCATGTGGTTGCTATCGTAGAGATGTAACTTGCCCACAACAAGGTAAATCCAATACTAAACATGGTTTATCAAGAACTAAAGGTTATGCAAGGTTTCATAGTCGTTTAAGAGAAATTGCAGAAATTAGACAAAGACCTAAATGGGCTAACCTAAAAAAGATTATGGAAATATATGTAAATAGACCTGAAGGTTATCATGTAGACCATATCATACCTCTACGAGGAAAAACAGTATCAGGACTTCATGTAGAAAGTAACTTACAATACTTACCAGCATTAGAGAATATGAAGAAACATAACAAATTTATAGGAGTGTAACAAATGTTTTTATTAAACGGTAACAGACTTCCAGAAGGCACAGCTTTTACAGATGCTAATGGCACACAATTTCCAGCTAACTGGCTCAACCTTTCTACAGAGGAAGAAAAGAACGCTGTAGGTATTACATGGGTAGCAGACCCAGCACCTATTGATACTCGTTTCTACTGGGACACAGACTTACCTAAAGCTCTTGAAGATAAGCTAGAAGAAGATGGCTCTACGACTAAAGGTCTTAAGACTCAATTTATAGCACAAGTTAAAGATACAGCAGGTAAACTTCTTTCACAAACTGATTGGATGGTTATTCGTAAAGCAGAAAGAGATGTAGAAATACCTTCAGAAGTAGCTCTAAAACGCACACAAATTGTTGCAGAGGCTAATAGATTAGAAGTTGGTATCAAAGCATCAACTACTGTAGAAGCTCTTATAGAGGTATTAAACGCACAAAATTGGGGTAAGTAATGGCAACTCAAAGAGTAGCATTTACAGAATGGTTACCAGACCAACCATCTACCACAGGTGCTTTATTAGAGGCTAATAACGTCTATCCACTTACAGTAGGATATGCACCATTCCCTGCATCATCAGACTTATCTAGTGCTGCTAGTGAGGCTCTTAATAATGTTACTGCTGCTAAATACCAATTAACTACAGAACTCTTTGCGGGTGGTGCTACTAAACTCTTTAAATATAATGGCACAACCCTAGCTCTTGCTGATGTAAGTAAAGTTGGTGGCTATACAGGTTCAGATAGATGGAATTTTACACAATTTGGTGACACATTACTTGCCACTAATAACAAAGAAGTCATACAAGCATGGACTATTGGCACTTCTACTTTATTTGCAGATGTATCAGCCACAGCACCTAAAGCCAAATTTATAACTGTAGTGCGTGACTTTGTAGTTGCAGCATACATAGACCTTGAGTCTAATAAAGTTCAATGGTCAAATATTAATGATGAAACTAATTGGACATCAGGTGGTGCAAGTCAGTCAGATTATCAGTTGATTCCCGAAGGCGGAAACATAGTAGGGATTACAGGTGGTGAAGCAGGTCTAATATTACTAGACCGAGCATTGATAAAAATGACTTATGTTGGAAGCCCTTTATTTTTCCAATTTGATGCTATCTCAAGAAATT